TTGCAGGAGCTGTTCGCCGCCGACATGGCGCGGCTGAACCAGAAGTATACGGTTTTGTGGTCCAAGGAGGAAGTAGATCGGTGGGTAAAGTCCTTATAGCGTGTGAGTATTCAGGGACGGTGCGCGACGCGTTTCTGGCGTTGGGTCACGACGCCATGTCGTGCGACCTGTTGCCGACGGATCAGCCGGGGCCGCACTATCAGGGCGACGTCCGCGACGTGCTGGGCCAGGGCTGGGACCTCATGATAGCGCACCCGCCCTGCACTTATCTGTCAGTCAGCGGGATGCACTGGACCGCAAGAGGCTTACGCGACCCGCAGCTGACCGAAGACGCGCTGGACTTCGTGCGCCTGCTCTTGGACGCGCCCGTCCCGCGGGTAGCGTTGGAGAATCCGGTCAGCGTCATATCCAGCCGCATCCGCAAGCCAGACCAGATCATACAGCCGTGGATGTTTGGCCACGACGCCAGCAAGAAGACGTGCCTGTGGCTGAAGAACCTGCCGCGGCTGGAGCCGACGCAGTTAACCGCCCCCCGCGTCGTCGACGGGCGCAAGCGCTGGGGCAACCAGACGGACAGCGGGCAGAACAAGCTGTCGCCGTCTGAAGATCGGTGGAAGATCCGCAGCGAGACCTATGCGGGTATCGCCGCCGCTATGGCCGCGCAGTGGGGGCCAGTGTGCTGAAACTCAGACCCTACCAAGAGCAGGCGGTTGACTTCCTGTACGGCCACGACCGCGCGATGACGCTCGCGCCGGTGGGCGCGGGCAAGACCGCCATAGCGCTGACGGCGATGCAGGAGATGGTGCGCGACGGCTATGTCAGCCGATGGATCGTCCTTGCGCCCAAGCGCGTCGCGGCGAGCGTCTGGCCGTCCGAAGCGCCGAAGTGGGCGCCAGGTCTGCAACTTGCGGCGGCCGTCGGCACACCGGCGCAGCGTGACGCGGCGTTCCGGTCGAGCGCGCACGTCGTCGTCACTAACTACGACAACCTGCAAACGCTCGACCTGCGGGGCTTTGACGGGATCGTCTTCGACGAGCTGACCCGGCTGAAGAACCCTTCCGGCAAGCGCTTCAAGGCGCTGATGCAGATGCTGGACGCGATCAAGATCCGCTGGGGTCTGACGGGGTCCTTCACCTCGAACGGCCTTGAGGACGTGTTCGGCCAGTGCCGCGTCATCGACCAGAAGCTGCTAGGCCGCTCGAAGGGAGCGTTCATGCAGGAGTACTTCCTGCCCGTGAACCCGGAATATGGCGAGTGGCAGGCGCGCAAAGGGTCGCTGGCGGCCGTTATGCAGCGCATCCGCCCGGCGACGTTCGTGCTGGAGCCCGGCGTCTACGCCGACAAGCTGCCGGAGCTGCACACGGTCGTCATGGAGTGCGAGCTGGCCGACCGCCAGCCTTACGAGCAGATGAAGAAGCAGTTCATTGCGGAGCTGGGGACGACGCACATCGTCGCCATGTCGGCGGCGGCCGTGGTCAACAAGCTGCAACAGATGACGTCAGGATTTGCTTACGACACGATCAAGACGGCCAGCGACCGGCCAGGACGGTACGAAGTCAAGCAGACCGCGCACTGGTACGACACGTCTAAGTTCGACACTCTGGAGGACCTTCTCAATGAGAATCAGCGCGATAACACCATCATCGTCTATAACTTCAAGGAGGAGCTGGCGGAGCTGCTGCGGCGCTACCCTCAAGCGCAGACCCTCGACGACGCCGACGCAATCGAACGATGGAACGCGGGCCAGATCGAGCTCCTGCTGGTGCACCCTAAGAGCGCCGGTCACGGACTGAACCTGCAACACGGCGGGTGCAAGATGGTGTTCCTGTCGCTGCCGTGGTCGCTGGAGCTGTACGAGCAGACCATAGGCCGACTGCACCGGGGCGGGCAGACGCGGGACGTATGGGTCTATCTGTTGATGGCGAAGGACACGGTCGATCAGCGCATCAAGGCGGCGCTGGCTGACAAGCGGGCCGTGTCCGATATAGCGCTGGAGGAATTGCGTGAGGGTTAACTGGAGATGGCTGAACCGACACATGTCGAATCTGACGGAGGAGCAGGTGCAGACCCTGCTGGACCAGGAGCTGGCGGGGGAGAGACGCGGGGCGATCCTGCGGCGGCTGCACCAGCGCGTCAACGCCCTGCGCGTGGCGCGGGAGAGGAGCGAGCTATGTCCAAGGCCCTGATGCTGGCGGAGTTCGGGTTGCGCATGATCGCGATGGAGCTGCGGCTAGGACAGGCGCCGGAGGAAGCGGCGAAGACAGCGACCGCCTACGCCCTGATGGCGCAGCAGGCGCTGGGGTGGACTGAAGCGAAGGTCATAGAGAGGGAGAAGGCGCGTGAGCGAATTGGATTATCTCCGACAGGAAGAAAGCCGACTTATCGACGAAATCGTTAGGCTGCGTAAGCAGGTCTACGTGATGCGCGACGTCTTGGCCCGGATCGCGTCGGAGCCAGGAAACGAGATGGTGTGGACGTTGGCTATGTATGGGCTGAAAGAAACGGGGGAAAATGAGCTATGATTGAAATCAAACACCGATACACGGACGCGGTTCTGCACACCGTTGAAACCGACACGCTAAGCGGGGCGAACCTATGCGGAGCGGACCTGCGCGGGGCGTACCTGCGCTGGGCGGACCTAAGCGGGGCGGACCTGCGCGGGGCGGACCTAAGCGGGGCGGACCTGCGCGGGGCGTTCCTGAGCAGGGCGTTCCTGAGCGGGGCGTACCTGAGCGGGGCGTACCTGATCGGGGCGTACCTGATCGAGGCGGACCTGAGCGGGGCGTACCTGATCGGGGCGGACCTGAGCGGGGCAAACCTGAGCGGGGCGGACCTGAGCGGGGCGGACCTGATCGGGGCGGACCTGAGCGGGGCGAACCTGAGCGGGGCCACAATCGACCCCGACAAGCTCGACCGGCTATTAGCTCGTGTTACGCGCGTCAGCGACGGTCACGAGTTCTTTTTCTTCGCTCTCCAGGATGGCTCGCCAAAGGTCAAAGCCGGCTGCCGCTGGCTGACGATTGAAGATTACCGGGCCCATGTTGCGGACAACTATCCCGACACGGACAAGGCGCGGGAAACTCTGGACATTCTGAATTTTTTTGAGGCTCGCGCACGATGAGCTTTAACAAACGCCCGTTCCAGCGCGTCTGCCCGTACTGGTTTATGGTGAACGGCGAGCTGATGCAGTGCCTCAAGGACACGGCGGTCGGCAAGACCTACTGCCCTGAGTGCGACGAGAAGACGAGACTAGCCCATGCCCAGCCGCGGATGCACGGGCTGGGGAACAAGTCAATTTTGTAGGAGGAGAAGGTGAGCCGGTCTAATCTAGTCGACGTCGAAGTTGAAATTCATCTGGAAACGGAGCGCGCTTGGCTCGTTTCGGATGACGGAGATCGCGACTCAGCGGTCTGGATACCCAAAAGCCAAGCCGAATTAGTAACGGAGCGTCGCACGCATATGCTGACGCTGCCAGAGTGGTTAGCAACAGAGAAGGGTTTAATATGACCGACGTTATTCATCCTGCCCCAACTGAGTTTTCTGCGGAAGAAATCGCCGCCGACGGCATCCTGCGATTTTTTCATTACGCGCACTTGCCGCCAGCATTGCAAGCGCGGTCAAAGCCGTTCTGCGACCTGGCGCGGCTCATTATTGACACTACACCGCGCAATGCGGAGCGCACCGTTGCGCTTCGTAAATTGCTGGAAGCCAAAGACGCGGGTGTCCGTGCGCATGTAGGTTGAGATAGAAAAGGAGGACGACTATGAACGACCCTGTCAACAACCCGATCCACTACGTCGACGGCGGCGTGGAGACCATCGACTATATCCAGGCGAAGCTGACGCCGGAGGAGTTCCGGGGCTACTGCCTTGGCAACGTCCTTAAATACGTCTCTCGCGCGGGCAAGAAGGACAACGGGCAGGAGGATCTGGCTAAGGCTGCGTGGTATCTGACGAAGGCTTTGGGCAATCCAGTTCACAAACGCAAACAAACCTAGAGTTGTGCGTCTCGATCTGCCGTATCGTCTCCGGCGTGTCCTTGTCCATGTCGTAATAGATGGGCTTGGCGATACGGCAGTAGTCGCCCTCAACCACCGTCGGGCGGCCGACGACCGAACCTGTCTCGCAGGCGTTCGCGGCGAGCAGTATCGGTATCAGGAAGGTCAGCCCGGTTAACATTTTCATCGAGAATGTCCTTGATCTCCTGTCGGCCCTCATCCTTCACCTTGTTCTCCCGCATGATGCGGAGGAACTCGGCCAGTATCAGAAAGAGAGCCGACAGGAATTTCATGCGCGCTTGGCCCAGACAGACCAGACAGCCGTGGCGATCGTAGCGGCAGCGCCCGCAAGAGCGACAGCCGTCTCCGAGTCGATCACGCCCTTGCCCACCAGGTACCCACCGATGGCGGAGACCAGAGCGCGGACGACGCCTGTGACCTGTTCAGCAGAAAGCATCTTCATCTAGGTAACTCCCAATGAGGGCCGTCAGGAAAATTTTTCCAATCACCGCCCCAGGTTACAGCCACCCCTTCGGCCTTGGCGGCCGCCTTGATGACCGGAGCCAGCTTGTGAAAGACGTCCCAGCTCCAAGACAGCTTACCACGGATCAGGGGCGCGATGTCAACGGCGTGGCCGGTCAGGTGGCGGCTGTGCAGCGTCTTCGACGCTCCCGCCGCGACCAAGTCCTTCTGCCGCGCCAAGGTGCGCACGCCCTCGATGATCATGAAGTCGGCGTCCTTGCCAGCGCGCTCGATGACGCGGACAAGGTCCGGGTGGACGCCCTTCAGTCGTGCTGCGTGCGTTATTGCCATGTGCTTATCTGCATGACGATGCCCAGCAGGGCCAGGATGATCGCGCCCGCCGCGCCTATCAGTATGCCCTCAAGGCGCTTCAGGCGCGCGTTGATGCTATCGTACCGCTCTGCACACACCGCCTCGTGCGTCTGGAGGCGCGCTTCAACATCGTCTACCATCATCGCCTCATCGCATTACGGTTGGGTTCAGCTGCGACGGCGCCAGCAGCGCCGGAAGTTGCAAAGCCTGCGGCGGGGGCGTTAATGTTTGTCTTACCGCTAAGGAACTTGAGCATCTTTGACCGCTCGCTGGCGGGCAAGAGCGACACGGCCTCGACGACGCCCTTGCCACTGCGCATGGCCTTGATGATGGTGTCGGTCGTCTGCTTGCTGAAACGCTTCTCCATGTCGTCCAGCGCGACGTTGGCAATCGTGGCGGTGCGGTTGAGCAGCGACGGGACGCCAAGGCGACCAGGTTCAACAGACCGGAAGGCGTTCTGCAAGACTTCGTAGCCCTCGGTGATCTGTTCCTTGATGACCGCGTCGCGTTCTACCTGCCGCGCAACCTCTTGCATGGCGGGGCGACGGTCGAAGCTGACGATAGGCCGGGCGCTCTTTTGCCGCCCGGTCAGCTTGATTGTTGGGTCCATAGCCGCCATGAAGTCGCCTTGACGCGGGCCAAACAGGTTCTTGACCGCCTCTGGATCGTTGCCACGGACTAGCGACACAAACTTGTTGGGGTTGCTGGCGTACATCTCCGCGGCTTCAGAAGCCAGCTTCATGCGAGAGACGTCTTTCATCCCTTCTTCGTAAGTGCGCAAGTACTGGAACCAGGTCTTACCCGCGCCCGCCTGCTTCATGGCGCTGTCAAAGAACGGGCGGACTTCACTCAGCAACGCCACGGCCTGCGCGTTCTGCGTTTTGGCGTCAACGCCGGGCATAGCTTCGCGGATCGCCTCGGTAATAGACTTCTGGCGGATCTCAATCAGCGCCTCGGGGTCTATGACGCCTGTCTCTGACGACCACTCGTCCAGCTTCTGCGCAACTTTCCGTAGTGCTTTGGACGTGACGTCGCTGACGCCCGCGCGGGGTTTCGTCAGCAGGTTGAGGATAGGGGCGGCGATACGGTTTGCGTCCAGCGGCGCGACGCCTTTGAGCGCTAAGTCATCCAGCTTAGCTTGCGCGGTAGCGGCGCGACGCTCGGCGTTTTTAATTTGCTTGTTGAGCTCTGCACCTTGCGCTTTTAGCGCCGCCGCCTGTTGCCCGGCTTCAGTGTAGTCGGGCGCGACACCGCCACCGCCGCCAACGCCGGACAGCTCCTCGGCTTCGCGTGCGGCTTGCTTTGTAGCTTCATCGACGCGCGTCGTAAGGTCGTCGGCCTGCTGCCGCAGGTTTGCTATAACCTCGCTTTCTTGCGCGACTTTTCTTTGCGCCAACGACGTAACGCGCGCCGTTGTTTTCGCTTCTCGCATCGCTTGCTCACGCAGAGGGCCGGTGCGCGCCGAAAGCGCCTGCTTGGCTGTCTCCTGCGCCGCCTCCCGCTGCGTGGCGGTTTCGCCTCCACTGACGATGTTCAGCAAAGTCTGCCGCTGTTCTTCTTGCGTGCGGCCCAAGTCGCGTGTGATGGCGGACTTGTCTCGTTTAGCGGCCCACTCGCCCAGCGCAATAAAACCTTTGACTTTTAATGGGTCAACGCCGCTTTCGATCAGCGCCTGCTCGGGCGTCAAGTTGTCGGGAGCGTTGCGGAGGATGTTGATCGCTTTGTCGGCGTCTTCGCCTAGCACGTCGCGAATAATCGTAGACGCGCGAACTTTACCAAGCGCACCGCTGACACTGTCGATTACCGTGCCAAGCCCTTTTGCGGATGCTTTGGTCAGCGGTACGCCAGCGGCAGGCACCAACGCCCCCACAACGGCGCCGGTACCCGCGTCCTGATCGGTCAGCGCGGAGAAGGTTGCGCCCGTAGCGCCGCCGCCTATCATACGCGTGCCAATGTTAGCCGCGCCGGAGTAAAAGGTCTTTGGTTGAGCGCCGGTCATGAACCCGCCGCTTTCCAAAGACGTTGCGATAGGGGTTGTAACGCCCTTAATAGCGGGGATGGCTTTGCTAGCGGCTTTGAACGGCACGGCCAACACGCCACCCGCAGGCGCGGTCGATAACATCTGCCCGCTAAAACGCCCGCCCATCGCTACGGGGCTTTTGCCGAATTGATTTGCAAACTCCTGTTTTTCCGCCGCCGCTACAGTGCCCGGCCCACGAGGGAACAGCGGGCTAAGGAGCGTTTCCGCGACGTCCTGTACGCCGCGCTCCAGCCCGACCGGAACCTCCAGCACCGCCCGCGCCGCGCCAGGCAGGTACGTACCCGGACGCCCGATGTCGAACGACGGCATAGACCCAACGGCCTTGGATATGGACGGGGGTGTGCGGGCCGTTTCTACAGGAGGCGCCGCTTCACCCATAACAATAGGCGCGTCTCGCCACGAGCCTTTTGTCGGTTTTTCTGGCTTGCCTTTCGCCGGTTCGTTTGCAAGCGGGGCATCTCTCCACGATTTCATGGCATCCTTCGCAGATAAAAATCACCGTCGTAAAAAAGATCACCGGATTTTAGCTTGGCTGCCTCTGCGTCATTAGTGACGCGGGGAATAGGTTGTTCATCGGAATTTAGTTTAATTAAGTTGTCGAGCGCCGAGTAAATTTTTCGTAGGGCTCGCTGTTGTTCTTCAGGTTTGAGTCCGATATTTAGCGCGGTGACGCTGCTGCCTAACAACCTGTTTTCGTAGTCAGACACGCTGCCCAGCGCAGCGCCGGTAGGAGACGCCTGCCGTATTTCAGCGAGCCGCGTTTGAGAAAGAACGGCTTTGATAGTGTCATAGTGGCCGTTAGCCAAAGCATACGACTTGGTGCCCGGCACAAGAGAGCCCGCAACACCCAAAAGACCTCCTTCGCCGAAGCCAATCAATTTCATTGCTTCATTAACGCTATCCAGTGCTTGGTTAGCGGCAGTCACCGCGTTCTGTTTAGTTAATTGCGCTTTTTCTTCTTTATCGGCAGATCGTGTTTGCACGGCCCGCTGGTTTGCGCCTTCTTGTTGCATCCGCGCTATTTCCTCTCTGGACGCGCGGTCCTCGCCAGCTATCCGCTCTCTAGATATTTGATCTGGCGACATACCCATGTCGTACTGGGATATTTCCTGATTGTAGTCGTCGCGGTTTTCGTTTCCCTCTACGTACAGTACGCGATTGTTTAGCTTAATTTCGCGGGGCTTAGACGCAAACCGATCCATAAAAACGCGACCTTCCTCGGTCGTGTTGAGGAAGTCATCAAGATATTTTTTGCGCGCGGCGGGGTCGGGAACCTGGCCAATCATCTGCCGGAACGCCGACGTGTCGATGCCCGCCACTTCCATGTCGGCAAAGCGCTCGTCCAGGTTAGCGTCGCTGGGGTCGGCGTAGGCGCGCATAAGGCTTGTGCCAAAAACCTTTTCCTGCTGCGCCTGTTTAGCCGCAGCGGCTTTAGCCTCCGCTTCGCCTTTTCTAAGGTTAAGATCTTGGCGTCGCATCTCCAGCTCGGCAATTTTTGCGCCGGGCTCGCCGTAGATCCCCGCGTTCATAGGGTCGCCGCCGCCTTTGATGTACTCTGCAAGCGCGTTCTGCTGCGCCACCTCCTGATCGCGCTGGCGCATCTGGGAGAGGACGTTCATGCTCTGGGCGCGGTTCTGGGCGATCTCGCCAAAATCCGGCTGGTAGATGTTCCCCATAAGGGGGATGCGGGGATCAAGCGGCATCTTGCACCTTTAGGACGAGAAAACGGGCGTGTTGCGGATTGTGCCCCGGAAGATGTTGGTCGGCGCGGGCGTCATGGAGTACTGGCCCGGCATAGCGGCTGAGCTATAATACTGGGCCATCGCGTCGTTGAGCGGCTTGTTGGCGTAGTAGTTGCCGACTGTCCCCAGCGCGCTGCTGAGGGCGTTGCCTTGGCCGATATAGCCCGACGCGCGGGCGTTGCCCGCCTGGAGGTAGTTCTCGCCCAGTCGGCCGCCCAGCTCACCCGCCGCGCTGGTCAGCGTGTTCGCCCCAGACTGCCCTGCGCTCATCAGGCCCGCCAGCGGGTTCAGCTGGTTAGCGCGGTTGGTCTGGTAGCGGTTGAAGGCGTTCTGATATTCTTCGCTGGCCTGTTGTTGCCCGAAGCGCTGCGCGCCCTTCAACATGCTGCCCGATAGCAGGCCGCCCCGCGCCGCTGCCGACCGTTCCAACGCCTTCATGCCTTCGCTCAAACGGAAGGCGTAGCCGGGGTCTTGCTGGTAGTCTTCCATGCTGAAGTCGCGCGCGTAGCGGCCGTAGTCCGACCCACCCGTCGGTTCTCCCAAACCCATCAGCTCCATGAAACGGTTCTGGGCCGTAAGGCCCGCTTGGCGAAACGGCGCCTGAAGCTCGACCTGCCGCTCAAACATCTGACGCTGGACGTCAGACGCCTGCTGCGCGGCCTGCGTTTGCGCCTTGGCGGCTTTGCTGGACGCACGGCCTCCGAGTATGGCGCTACCCGCGCTCGACGCTACAATAGCTGAAACGGGATCAGGCACTGGGAAACTCCCTTCGATAGTCGGCAAATTTCTCGCCGTAGAGTGACATGACGTCAACGGCGCGGGCCATAGCTTCTTCAAACCCGTGCGTCAACGCGACGACGAGAAGGACGATATCATAGTACGACGCGCGCCACACGAACGATTTTTCGTCGGCCTCGCCCCGCAGCTCGGCTTCATCCGCGGCTTTCCACTTGAGCAGCGCCGTGGCCAGAGCCGGGCGCAACATGTCGGCGTTAGCTACGAAGAAGGCGTTTGTCGGCATGGAGACGAGCGTCGAGGCGATGACGCGGTCCAGCCGGTCGCGGTCGACGCTGTCTTTGTCGGCGATGTCGTCGAAGAACTGGATAGCCGCCCACAGGTCCATCAGCCACTCAATAGCGGGGTCAGACAGGCGGAGCCCGTTGCGGAAGTTATGAACCAGCCAGTCTTCCGCCCTCACGAGACTTCCCTTCCGCTGGAGCGTATGGTGATCGACGACGCAGCGCTGGCCAAGGTCGAGATGAACCCGTTCGTCCCCAGCACATGCCCGACCAGCTCGGGAAAAGTATACGTTTCTGCGGGCAGAAGTGTCTTCGTCTTGACGATCAGGTTCTGGTTCCCGGCGCTGTCAAACTGCGTCACCAGGTTGACCGACAGCGACGCCGCCGACGCGCCGTAGTTGGTCGCGGTAAACTTGTCGATGATCGCGGTCACGTTCGTCGCCGTGTACTGCGTCGTCTGGGTGTTTTCGGCGATCTTGGCCGGTATGAGAGCTTTAACTGTAACCGCCATAATAGCCCCTACGTAAACGCGATGCGGACGCGGCCAGCATACCCTGCAAGGCCGTTCTGTCCAAACAGTACCACTTCCCCGGCGTCTCCGCCACCGCCTGCCGTCAGGCCGTTGTCGCCCGTCAGCGGGCTAGCGCCTGCCGGGTTGGGGACGCCGCTGCCGTTGCCGGTCGTGTTCGTCGTGTTGCCGCCGCTGGCCGTGCCCCCGACGCCTTGGTTGCCGCCGTACTCTCCGTTAGACCCACCGCCACCGCCGTTGCAGACCAGCGACGTCAGGCTGTACGTCCCGCTGTAGACCAGCGACTGGCCGCCACCACCACCCGCCGCTTCGCCCGACGAGCCCCCGCTACCGCCACCGCCGACGACGTATTGGATCGTCTTGCCGGTGTCTGCGCCGGTCACGGCGATGACCGACTTGGAGTAGCCGCCACCGCCGCCACCGCCGCCAGGGAGCTCCACAATCTCCAGAACGTAGCCGTTGTACTGCGACGTCAGGATGCTAAAGCCACCACCACCGCCGCCACCCCAGACCTGTATTGTAACGCTGGTCACGCCGCCGGGGACCGTAACCTCGCCTGACCCGGCTTCCGTAATGTCGTGGACGTTTGCGCCTGCGGCGGCCGTCCCTACGTTAAACAGACCTAGCGTTGCAGCGCCCATCAGGTGAGCCCCGTTCCGCTGGCCAGCCATGACGTACCGGCGATCTTGATGAGCGTTGCGACGCCGTTACGCGCCAGTGTGCGCGTGCCCGTCGTGACCGAGTTGGCCAAGGTCAGCGTGTCGGTCGTGATGCCGATAGACAGCGACGTCGTGTTGATGTTGACCACGATGATGACAGTCCCGATAGGGAACGCCGTTGTGCCGTTGGCCGGGATGGTCAGCGTCAGGCTGGTGCCGTTCATCAGCACGGACTTGCCACGGTCGGCCAGAACCAGCGTGTAGTTCGTCGTCTGGCTGTTCTGCGGAGCGTCGCGCCAACCGATGGACTGCTGCGTACCGCCGTTGTCGGCCGCCGTCGGAGCGCCGGTAAAGGCCGGACTCACAATAGGGGCATAGGTAGTTGCAGCGGCGGCAGTCGACAGCGCGTCCGTGATGCCGTACCCCGCAAGGGTGGTCGGCGTGCCGGAGATAGCCGACCAAGCTACAGCGCTGACGTCGTTGACGCCGACGATGTCGTCAAACGTCCAGATCTCGACGCCAAGGCTGGTCTTGAGGACAAACTTGTACGCGGCGCCTTGGGTCAGCCAGACGCCCTCTGGCGTGCGCCCGGCGGAGTTGAGGACGATAGGGTTAGCGTTGGTCGTCAGGCCGGTGTCGCTGGTGTACGTCGTCTGCGGCGTCGTCGTCCCGGCCGCGTAAGTGTACAGCAGGCCGCCTGACAGCGGGTCGCCGTTGCTATCGAAAAACTGCGCGCCAGCCCCGCCCAGCGCCGAGATGTAAACGGTCATATGTTCACCTGCGTAACGGATAGGAGGATGGAGGGTATCGCCGGTACGGGCGATGATGCCGCAACGGCGATCATCTGTACAGCCGTATCTGAGACTGACCACATTAGCTCAAAGTAGCTGCCGGGGTTCATTTTCAGCACAAAGTTCCAAGCGGCGATCAGCTCGTTGTTGTTGCCTTGCAAACGGATTTGGCTAGCGGACTTAGGCAGGTCTACGCCGTCAACGCGGGGCCAGAGGTAAACGAAATGAGCGCCGCCCGATGTGTTGTCGAACTGGGCGCTAAACTGGAAGTTGTAGACGCCGGGGTTAGCGCAGATAATACGCGACGTCGGAGAGCCAACGTAGACGCCGTAGGACAGGTCCGTCGTGTTGAACGTAGCGCCGTAGGCCGTGTTGATCGCCGCTGCCGTCTGCGTAACATCGCTGGAGAACGAGCCGTAGTAAAGGATTGGAGGCTCGGGCAGGGTTATGGCCGGGCGCAGTTTAAGCGCTTGAATTTCCGCCGCGATCGCTTGCACTTCGGCTTCTGTTGCAGCGTCAGAGAACGGCGCAAGTTCCAAGTCCGACAAGGTTATGTCAGTCCCGCCAGCGCCGGTCAGGTTGAACTGGTTGTACAAGAACCGATACCACTCGCGCGCGACCAGCCCTGTCCGTTCGTCGATGAACGGAACGCGGGGCGCGGGAATGTTCGTAATGTTAGGCATTAGTCTCCTCTACCGACAGCTCGGCCCCCATAATGGCGATCTTGACGGGGTCGGTGCCGGACAGCTCGTAGACGCGGTCGCGCAGCTTCATGGTCATGCCCAGCCGCCGCCAAAAAACGCGGGTGCCGTACTTACCCACTCGGCCTAGAGTTTGCCAGTGTTCGTTGGACCAAGTATGCCCCCCGTCGTCCGACCAACGCAGCATAACGCGGGGGTTAGCGCCTTGCACTGTAACTTCGGTCGCTACAATTGCGTCGCCGTCTTCCGTGACAAGCGTCAGCCCGTCCTCGGTCAGCAGCGCGCCTAAATCGTCGAACGGATCAACGCCGGTTAGCCCTACGCCGCTTTCACAGTCCAGCTGCAAGGTGTGCTGCGCCGTGCGCTTCAGGTTGTTAGTGCCGGTTGGCAACGCGCGCCAGGAGCGTAGCCACTTCTGCGCCGCGCCGTTGTCGGCGTAAACGTCAAGGTCAAAGGCGTACAGGTTGCCGTTCTGGTAGTCGCCGACAACAATCTCGCTGTTGTACGACATCTGACAGTTGCTGCGGTGCCGCACAAAGTGCCCGTTAGCAAAGCCCGCGCGTTCGTGCCATGCGCCGGTGGCGACATCGTAGACCCAAGTCGTGTTGGCGGTAGGGAAGACCAGCACGTAGAACGCATGACCGTCCTGCTGGTAGGTGTACCCTATGGCGTCGGACAGGTTGCCGTACTGCTGGATCTGCCACTCGACGGCGTGCGTTGACATGCGAACGCCGGTGTAGCCGTTGGACCTGTAGACAATACCTTGCCCTCGGGCGTCGGAGCCCAGCCAGAACAGACCGTTGTCGAGCTTGGCGACCGAGTACGGGGCGGCGCACCCGATCTCGTTAAACGCCCCTTGGATGCGCGACAGCGGGAAGTCAGCCAGCCCGGCGTCATACCAAACCTCAACCGAGTTAGTCCCGAACAACCATGCCTCACGGTGGTCGACGATCAGCGACACAAGCTGGTCCGGCGCGCCTTCGGCGCTGGCAAAGTCCAACGCGTCGACGGACAAACCGTCAAGCAAGCTAGTCACCCAGATGCGCTGGCTGTTGGGCTCGTTAAAAACAAAGTAGCCGTCAAGGTAGCCGACGGTAACAGCGCCGGGGAAATCCGGGTCTGTGATCTGCTGCAAGACGCCGGTCGAGGAGTCGTAAATAAACCCGTCTGGGTTACAGGCGATGAACAGCTGCGTGCCGTTGTCGGCCATGCTGACCGGGCCTGAGCCGGAGACGGGGCCTAGCAGCGTCGCCGTCCAGCTGGCGTTGACGCGGTAGAGTTGCGTCCCCGACACGACGTAGCCGTAGCCGCCAAACTGCCACAAGCCGCGGATCGGCCCGGAGCCCGCCGTTGCAAGCAAGCGCAGGCCAGGGGCGCGGTTCAGAAACGCAGGCTCTTTGCCGCCCTCGGGCACGACTTCGGGGAACAGGTTCACCATGCGGCTGTCCGCAGCGTTGACGCTGCGAGCCACATAGGAACTGCCGAGAATGGGCGTTTTCATTGGCGTTGACTCCTAACGTATACAGGTTTAATGTCTACGGTATGGAGATTTGGAAACCAGTTTGCGGCTACGAAGGTTTGTACGAGATTAGCAATTTTGCGCGTGTCAGGCGCGTAGCGAGAGGAAAGCTGTTTAGCGCGGAACAAATTGACGCGGCCAAAGATATGTTTGCCAAAGGCGCCGCGTTGGGCGCCGTAGCTGCTTTTCTCAACACCAGCATTACCACGGCGTTCAACATTAAGCACGGCAAAACGTGGGCCGGCGACAGTGGCGCTCGTCCGGTCAAAACGCACGTTGCGCGCGACCACTATGTCCGGTTTAGCCCGTGCAAAGACGGAAAATACGCCAAAGTCGCCGTTCACCGCGCCATGTGGGAGGCTTTTGTCGGTCCGATCCCCGAAGGAATGGAAATTAACCATAAAAATTTGGATCGCGCGGACAACCGGCTGGAAAATCTTGAGTTGCTTTCGCACCGCGAAAACATCAAACACGCAATTGATGCGTACAAAGCGCAAGGGCGTTTTCGGGCGGTTAAAGGTACTAAAGGTTTTGTGCCCGGAAAGCATAGCAAATACGCTCAATAATTTGAAGCAAAGATATTGTAGCGCTGGCGCGTGCCGACGATGCTGTAGGGCAGCGCCATGATGTCGTCAGGGTTGTTGACGCGCTTCAAGTTGCGCTTGGACGTCATGGCGATCCGCTGCACCTGCCCGCTAGGTTCAACGCCAAACTCCGGCGCCAGCTCCATAGCCAAGTTATAGCGGAAGGCGCGGAGATAGCCGGGTGGGAAGGTCAGGTCTGTCGCCAGATTAGCCGGGCGCGTCAGCTCATCGACCGAGATGAAGTGAAACTCAATCAGCTTGGTTGGCACCGGGTAGATGTACATCTCGATGTCGGGGTAGGTCATGTTGACCCACATAACCTGCGGATAGGTTGACGTCACCGTTTTGACGGCGATGCCATCATACTGCTGCTGGTTAATAATTTTGATGCCGTAGCTAATTCCCGTAGCGGGGTCACGGAAATACGTTGCGTCGTCGAGCTGCACAGGGCGGTTGCCGACAAAGTCGCCTGACGGCCCCAGCGTCCGGCTGATCGTAGCCGGAGGCCAGTTGAAGACCTGATCCTGCGTCGAATAGACCGAGAGCCGTTCCGTGTTCCAGCTTTCAATCATCTGGTTCATGGCGTTCAGCGCGTCGTCGGATGTTTCCGACGATGGAACCTCACCTTCCGCCAGCACCCCGATTAGCCTAAGCGAACCGTTTATGATGTCGCCAGCGGTTGCCATAGCTTAGTTCTCCGTTTGCGCCGTCCTTCGGCTACGCCGTTTCGGGGCCATCTCGTTGACTAGATCAACCAGCGGTGGCTCGTCAACGACGGGTGCGTTTGGGTCAAATTCGTACCAGCCGTTCGCACGATCATAACGCGCTTCCGCGTCAGACGTAGCAACTTTCTGCCCGTGAACGGGGTGTTCCAGGTAGATAACAGCCATAAGTTCTCCCGTAAAAATAACTCAAGGCAGCTAAACGCCGCCTTGAGTTCACTATTATGACGGCAGAAGTGGCGTCGAGTAAAGCTGCGTAGACGAGGTGCGGGTAAAATCAGCGCTTGTGTTGGCCGCCATGCTAAGGGCGCCCGTCGTTGCCGTAAGCCCGTTAATCGCTGCACCCGAGAAAGGGTACACTTTCAGAATCGCCGCCGCGTTATTCTTGATCTTGATGGTCTGACCGTCCACCATTGTCGGAAGAATAGCGCCTTTGGTTCCGTCTCCAGCCGTAACGACGCAGATGTAGGTGTTAGCCGATATGGCCGCCGCGTCTGCGTTAGTTGAGCCAGCTGCCGCAACGGTTGTAACAGGGCCGCTAACGATAGCGCCGCTGACAACCCCACCGCTTATAGCCGCTCCGGTGATTGTCGTACCTGAAACAAGCTCGGGGTCCGAATAAGCGACGCCAACAGGTTTGGTATTGGGCATGAGCCCCTCCTTATGGTTGGCCCCGGCGATTAAGCCGGGGCCGGTTGCTTACGCGATGCGGTAGATGGAGTACGTGGCGTCGCCGGTTTTGCGCCAGCGGAAGGTGCCAGACGTGTTGTTCGTCTTCGTCAGCGCGTCCTGGATCACGTCGTTGCCGACGAGGGTGTTGCCCGCGCCAGCCGTGAACGTGACGTCGTTGCCAGCATCGTCGCCGATGTTGATGAACGCGCAATCAAAAGTTGAGCCGACCTTCAGGCTGGGGAACGCCGCGTCAAGAAGCGCGCCCGTGGGGAACACGTAGGTTCCCGCGGAAGTGCTGCCCGAGTCCATTGTGCAAACGCCGTTAGCGAGGTTTGCTGCGGTGATCGTCACCGAAGCGCCGGTCAGCGCGTCGGGAGCGTTGGTGTTGAAAAAGCTAACTTCGCCAAGATTGCCGTCGCCAATCTGGAAGCCGCCTGCACCGTTAGAAAGAGGCATGTTCGTAATCTCCTAAAACTGTTCCGTTAGCCCCAGAGACGCACGGCCATCTGCGGACGAATGACCGAGTAGCCGTAGAGGACGTCAATACGGCAGGGGAGCCTGTCGTTGTTGATGTCGTACTGGCGCACGATCCTGAGCGAGATGCCGTTGTGAACCTGGCGCGAGGCCATGTCGACGCCCTGCGGGAGCATGAGGTCGGCGGTGGCGAAAGTGATCGCGTCCTTGTGGTAGATCAGGTTCTGCGGGTACTGCGTGGAGGCAGATCCGACGAACGTGACCGCCGCAAGGTTGACCGGGAAGCTGTCAACGGTCGCAAGCGCGTTAGCCGAAGTGTAGATCGCGGGGCTGATGTTGACGTCCGTGAACTTGCTGGCCGCGGCCGTGTTGGCGGCGGTAACAACAAACTGCTGGAGCGATCCGGTCGACTCGCGGGTCTGCGGGTTGACGGCGTAGACGTTGGCAATGGTGAACACGTCGCCGACGGCCAGCGTGTGGCCGGTCGTGCCGTTGAGCGTGATTTTGGTGGAGCCCTGCGCGGTCATCGTGCCGTCCACGGTGATCGTGCCGGAGCGCGAGCCAGTGGTGAACTGTTTGATGGACTGGGACATGTTGATTTCTTCGTACCCAAGCACGCCGGTGCCCATCAGTCCGTTCTTGAACTGGCGGGAGACGGTGTCGACCGGGTTAAAGAGACCCTTCATGCCTTCGACCAGGTTCGCGTTGGCGGCCGGGTTGACGGTCGCGTAGCGCGGGGACATGACGGCGGCGGATTCGTTCAGCTTCTGCTGCGCCTGAAGCAGGACCAGCGAGGTGCCCGGCGTGGTGCCCGGCGTGCCGACGGTGTTGAAGATCGACTTGAACGAGTTAGCGACGTCGGCGTCGATGCTGGAGGCAAGCTGCGAAATACGCGGCTTGAGCACGCGCTCGGCGAAGTCGTCGAGCTGCATGGTGAGCTCGGCGGTCGTGAAGTTGACGCCGATGTGCTTCTGGTTGTTGACGGTGAGCGTGGTGAACTGCTCGTTGTCGTCCTGCACCTGGAGCGCCGCGCCATCCGTGACAAGAGCACGGTCGGGCAGACGGATGCGGAGGGTGGAGCCGATCTTGGCTCCTTCAACGGCGAAGCTGTCGTCGTATTGACGGTTCACGTTGCGGGTGATGACGAGGTTGTTTTCGAGGATCTCCAGAGCTTTTCTGGTGATCATGTCGATAGTAAGAAGCGAGTTGGCCATATCCTTATGTCCTTAACGGTTGCGCATTGCCTCATACCTTCTGATCTGGCGCTGCCGTTCGGCTTCGATCCACTCGCTGGTCGACATGGACTTGATGGACCGTGGGTCCGTCGTGTCGAAGCTGGGGTTAGATGCAGACCGGGCAGTGACCGGAGCAATAGGCGCCGGGGCGGTTGATGTTCTTTTGACCGGTGGGCTGGCGGCCAGCTTGGCTTCCAGTTTACCGATTTCCTTAGCCTGCAAGACGGGCGGCAAACGAGCGATCCGTTCGGCTTCTTTCGGGTTCGTCCCCAGATGGTAAATCAGGTCCGGCCCGACGTCAGACGTCTGAATCGTTTGCGCCATCACTTCCGTAATGGCCAGCTTGGGGTTGTACGCGACCTGTTCAAAGTCATCGTAGCGCGCCCGCGCTTCTTCTTCCCGTTCGTAGTAGGTCTCAAGAGCTTCGTTCTGCTCTCGCCGCGCCAACAGCTCCTGCGCCTTTTGTTCGGCGAGCGCCTCGGCGTATGCCCTGGCGTCGTCGGCGGTCTCAACAACCGCTGGAGGCTCTACAGGTCTGGCGGTTGTCGCAACGGCGGCTTTCTGCTCCCGTTCCCACTTCCGTTGTTCTCTTGCGAGACGTTTAGCAATGATCGAATCCAATTCCTCCTGAGTGAAGGTCTTGGGGGCTTCCGGCGTTGTTTCAACAGCAACAGGGTCTGCCGTAATGTCCTGCTCTGGCGCGGGCGCAACCGCTTCGTTTTCCATAGATCGACCTCATCAGTCACCTGGTGAACGCACCAGTACGTTAGCAAGTATTATCTGCCTTGCCTGACTATTCGTCAAGCCAAGATGTATTCGATGGAAAGGGTCAGCGAATCGTTTTGCGCCCACGTAAACGGCACAATTGAGCTCGCTTGCCCTCCGTTATTGTTAGGATAGATGTAAATTTTATTGGCCCCAGCCCCAACATGGGCCGTTGCGGTAAACCAAGCCGTTCCGTTATCCAACATCCGTACAGCGCCGTTAGCTGCCGCTGCGGCGGTCCAAGTGCTAAACGGTGCGGGTAGCCTGAAAAACCAGTTGCCTGAGCCAAACGTGGTTGTGGAGCCCATTGTTAGCGTGATGTCGACTTTTAACGCGCGGCCTTGGCGAGTTACATACGTCGACAAGGTACCATTCCCCAGCGATGGCGCAGAGCTGTCAGCGCCCCATTCGGTAGTTGGAGAAGCGCCGGAAATGTCGTAAAACGCATAGTCAAGGATGTTCATGTTCGTGCCGGTCGCCGTGGAGTTATCTGTCCACGTTTGCCCCGCTTGCAGCACGTTACCTGAGATGTTGTTGCGGCTAGCGGCGCCAGTGATGACGCCAGGACCAGCTATAACGCACCCGACAATAGCGCTATCGTTCCCATAAACCGTAAAGTTGCTGCCGCCTGTAGCGACGCGGACGCCGTTGACGACAGCTCTCAAGCTAACGCCTTCGGACCCGGAGAAATCAAGGTTGACGCAGTCGCCGCCGATAATCTTGGTGTTGATGCCGCTGTTAAACCTCAGCAACCACGACCCGTCGCCGCGGCAATCGTAAAACTCTCGATAACCTATCGTGTCTAAGCTGGTCGGCAAGACCACGGCGGGGTTGGTGGTCGTCGTGCGCTGGAAATTACAGCCCACAAATTTGGATTTGCTGGCCGCGTCCGACACGCTGAAACTGATGCATGGACCCGCGCTGTCGTAGATCCATACGTTGCTCATCGACTGGTAGTAGTTGGAGCCGTTGTTGTAGAGAACGGCAATGTCGGTGCTGGTGTTGGTGTAGGTAGCACCCGCGCCGCGGAGGTCCAGATTAGTCAGGTTTGTCACCGCCGCAGCAGCGTTGATCATAGTCCCGGCAAACGCGCGTGTGATGGTCGGCCGACCGCCGATCCCGATCAGCGTCTGAGCGGTCAGCAGCGTCAGCGTGCTGGTTAGCGAATAAGAACCAAACGGTATCTGAATTGTGCCGTATGTGCCTGCAACCGTAATAGCGGACTGTACAGCCGCCGTAAAACCTGTCGCCAGGTTGCCAAACCAGTTCGCGTTGACCGGGCCGGACCATTGCCGTTTCCATCGAGCGCCGCTGGCGTCTACGATAATCGTCCCGTTGTTGTCCGCGCTGGTTGTGTCGGTCGAGTCCAGACGAAAAATACCCCCGCCGTCACCCGCAACATAATTTTGCGCTACGGCGACAATTGTCGGGCGCGACGTTCCCGTGCCCGTCCGCAGGCGGAGCGCTGCGATACTAGCCGACTGGCTGTAGTTAAACGCACTGTCCAACGGGGCTTGCTTGGTGACGCCGCTTTGCACAACAGGCAGCAGCTCCGTGCCGGTCAGCGGCGTCGTGGCAACGGGAAGCTGGGATATTTTTACGTCTGCCATCGCTTACACCCGTTAGCCTTTTCTGGACTTGCTACCACTACACTTCCAGCGCTCGCGTGACAACCGTAGCGGGCTGTTGGGGTCTTTGGCGGCTTTAGGGAAGTCACGCATCTGGCCTGCGCTGCGGGCACAGTACGAATCTCCTTTTGCCGTGCCCGGCTTGACCCGCGGGCCGCCGCCTTTAGCTTCACCCGCCTGACCGTAGCTGACTTTCTTGCCTTCAGCCGTAATTTTAACCTTGGCCTTGCCCTCGGCCGGGCGGGTGCTCTTAGCCATTTCACTTCCCCTTCTTTTTCGCCGTCTTGGCTGACTGCACGAACGCAGTAGCTGTAGGAGCCCCTTTAGCTCCTGGCTTACGCATTTTCTCGCCAGACCCCGCCGCAATACGCTCACGTTTTGCGTGGATATTAGCGTACAACCCCGGTTTAGTCGCCATTGTTCAGTCCTCTGCCGGAGGCTTCGCCGCCGCTTTGATCGCCTGCATCAGGCCGACGATATCATCTTCCATAGCCCGGATGCCGACTTGCTTGATCGCGATGTCGAGGAGGCCAACCAGGGCCTGAGCCTGTTCTGGGGTCAGATTGAGCGTCATTCCGCACCTTCAAGGACGGGCTCGGAAACAACTTCCGGGGCGGCTTCAGGAATGGGTTCAGCGGCAGGCTTCGGGAGGCTTGCATTGAACGCTTCCCGTGCGGCGGTAATGCCGCTTTCCACGTCCGCCGTGGAATACTGTCCTGCGTAGGATCGCGCGGCCATGTTCATGACGTGGGCGACGTAAGCCGTGTTGTCGGCGAACGGCCCCTCAGGGGGCGCGTAGTCGTCTGAGATTTCAAGGGTGTAGGTCATGGGGTAGCCTCCTTTATGCGGCGGTTATGACGGCGGTCCAAGCCGTGGCGCCGTCGGTGTTCACATACATTCTGTCGTTGGTCGTCGTGCCGTCTGAACGGAGGTAAAGCGACCCCTTGGCCGCGCTGAGAGTGGGAGCGCCGCTGCCGAAGAAGACGCCGAAATTAGATGTAGAGGAGACCACTACACCTGCGCCCGCTGTGCCGCCCGCTGGAATTGCTGTGTTAACGTGAGCCTTTAGCGATGCCGTGCTAGAAAGTTCTGCGGATATCAACTTTGCAAAAGCGCTGTCGTCCGCAAGGCGCACATGCATTTCTGCACCGGACCGCTTCAGGCTTGGGAAGCTGGAGGTCGAGCCGCCGAACTGGAGGCGGTTGAAGGCGGAGGTTGCAAATTCCCGCAATGTCACAACGCCTGCGGAAACACCTATAAACTCAACGGAGCCGCCTACGTAAAGACTGCCTCGAATGTCCGCGAGGCCCGCGACATAAACATTTCGCGGCCTCGTCGCGCCGCTCGCGCCGATGTCGTAGGTGTTGTCTGCGGCGGCGAGGAAGTGGCCTGAGCTATTTACATACCATCTATCACCGCCATTTGTGGTCAATATGACGTTTCCGGCACCTGTAGTCTTTAAACGAACGCTGCGAGCTGAATTGCCGGTTCCCGCTCCAACAGTTCCTACTTCAAAGAAGTTAGCTGTCCATTGCATGAACCCGCGCTCATAATTGCTCGCGTCCGTGTACGTGTTGTAAACCCTGAACGTCTGCGCGTTCGTGCCGCCGCGTTGCTCAAGGGTACCAACACCATTGCTGATTAACCCGACTTGCGCCGATGGTCCGACATATATTACTGACGTCGCCCAGATGCTAGGAGCCTGCCATTCGGAGTGCGCTAGTCCGACCCCTGATTTTCTTAAACTAAACCGGCTCGATCCACTTGTCTGCAATTCCAACAGGTTTGAGTCCGCTGCGGAGGCGGTGTCGGTGACGTTCATCTTTATGGCGTTAAACGTGGTGCCTGCGGAGTCCCAGGTATCTGTGAGACTGTAAAGATATGCCTTAGCCATTGCGCTGCCCTATGTTTCCCGCTGATAAACGTGGTCGCCGTCGCGCTCTGACACGCGCTCTTCATCGCGGGTCAATACTTCCGTGTTCACCGTGACCGCCAACGGCATCAGGTATAAAACCTGTTCCTGCAAAGCCAAGGAAAGCGTGTCACGCATCAGTAAAGCGCCACAATGTCGGTTGCGTTCGTATTCGTCGAATTAACCCGCCGAGCCTGAACCGGAATGATCTGGCCAGAAGCGACGTTTTTGAACGTCACCGCCGTTGATCCATCCAGCGGCACAAGCGCCAAGTCACCCGTGACCCCGATAAAGAACGCCCTGGCCGGCGTCGCGAGATCCACCGTGTCAGAAGGCGTCACCGCCACAAAGTTGAACGCGCTGCTGACTTCCTTGTTGCTCGTCGCCATTAGTAAAGGCTCCCTCGGCTAAAGACCTGAGACGGCATCCAGCGGAGCGCCTCGTCAAATTTCATGCGGTCAATCCGCTTGAACTGTGTGGAAATACGTGTCCGGCCCGTGTCCGCCATAGCCTGAAGCATTGGCGAGGGGCTAACCCCATATTCCGGCGCGATGATCATTCCAAGCAGGGATGCGACGCCCTCATCATGATCCGGCCCGAGCGGCTGCTCATCCGTCAGCTTGAGCGCCGCTATATCGTTCCACGTCCGGTTCCATTGCGTAAACACAAACTGCTGAGAGGTTCGCATGGTCGTGGAAGAGACGGTCTGAGAGGGCGTGACCGTGTAAGTCCCAACCCCGCCCGCGCCTGTCCCGAGCGCCGTAATCGTCGTGTTCTTCGTGACCCCGGTGCCGTTGAAAATCTGCCCCACCGCCAGAACGCCGCTTGAAACGGCTGAAACCGTCATGGTCGTTCCAGATATTGAGGCAACGTAGGAAGGCGGAGCGCCATTGTTCAGAAGCTCAATCCGGGCGCCATTGCGCGGAACCCGGTACGTGATCCCGTTATCATCCGTCACCGTGGCCGGCAGGGTGACGACATAGGTTCCCGTGTAACGGAAATCTTCCTCGCCCGTCTTCGAGGCGGTCAAAAGCTCATCGGTCAGCCGGCCCGCAATCCCTACGCCAGGAAGACGCGCCATCATGGCTTTGAGGGCGAGCAAAGCGTCAGCGGCTTGGCTGGCGGTTGGATCTCGGCCCGCTGGAACGGCTTCAATTAGCCGGAGCGCCCGCTTAATGATCTCATCAACCGTCATTCGCCCGCCTCGCGTAACAAAGGCCCGGACAGGCTGTTAACCCGTCCGGGCGCCCGTTCGTTAACCTCTTACGCCGTTGGCGAGAGGGCCGCAATACGTGCCGCAAGCTGGGCTCGAATGGTCTTGTAACCATAGAGCACATCCAGACGGCAGGGGAACGCATCGTTATTGATGTCGTACTGACGGATAACCCGGATCGAGATCCCATCATAAACTTCGCGCGCTGCGAAATCCACGCCCTTCGGCATCACCAAGTCAGCCGTCGCGAAGGTGAAGGCGTCCTTGTGATAGACCAGAGACTGGCCGTAGGTAGAAGAGGCGGTGCCAACGAAGGTAAGCGCCTGGTTATCGGCTGCGCCGTTCGAGACGTTCTGACGAGCGCCAGTCGCCACGATCGCCGGAGAGATAGAGATTGTACCGCCGCCGCCAGCATAAGCCGCCGTTACAACAAACTGCTGAAGGATGCCCGTGGAAACCTTCGTTTCCGGGTGGACCGCAAACACGCCCGCAATTGTAAACACATCGCCGACAACCATCGCGCCGGTTCCGGTATCGACGATGAGCGAAGATCCGGTCTGAGCCGTTGCAGCGTTCGTGAGGTAGGTCGTCGCCACGCGAGCGCCGTTTTGGAAAGTCTGGAGGTGCGAGGTTTCCATAAAGTCGAAGCCCGCGGCCTTGCCAACCATGCCTTCGCGGTACTGCCGGGAGATTTCCGGAGCGGCGTTGAAGAGCGTCGAGAAAGCCGACACAAGGTTGGCCATATCGTTCGACGTCAGAAGAGCAGTTCTGTCCCCGTCCGGAGCAAGGTTATCCTGAAGCTTGCGGCGTCCCGAAAGGACGTTCGCATAAGTGATTGCGCCCGAGACGTTGTTAATCGTGTTGTAGACGTCCTTGTACATTGTGCCGAGCGCATCGGCTTCAATGTTGGACGCCAGGACAGCCATCGCCGGTTCAAGAATGCGGCGGCTGAAATCGTCAAGATCAAGCGTCAGCTCGTTTGACGAAAAGGTCATATCCACGCCCTTCTGAGTGCTGACCGCAAGGTCAACCTTCGTCTCGGTCGTGTCCTGCGTTGACAGGCTCGTTCCGGTCCGGACCGTGTACTGGTTCGGGAGGCGGATGCGGAGCGTATCGCCAATCTTGGCGCCGCTCTGGGCAAACGAGCTGTCATATTGTCTATTGATGGAGCCGACGAAGGTAAGCTTCTGGTGAAGGATACGAAGCGCCTCGCGCGTGATCATATCCGGCGTAAGAATGGTATTAGGCATGGATTATCACCTTGTTTTGAGTTGGGTTGATCGCCAGCGCATCCACTCATCTGTCGACATAGCTTCCGGCGTTCTGACGGCTGCTCTGCCTGAGACGTTTGGACCTGGCGCGGGGGCGGCGGACAACGGTTTCGACCGGGGCGCGGATAACCGCGCTTCCAGCTTCGCCATTGCGGCGCCCAGTTTGTGAAGAGGGAGAGCGGCAATCTTCCGCAGCTCGTCCACATTCTCGCCGAGATAGCCAGCGAGAGCTAAACTGTGGTCCGATTCTACAACAAGATCAGCAATTTCCTTTGAGACCGGCAACGTAACGTCACTGAAAAAGGCATAAGCCCCTTCCGTTTCAGCCTTAGCCGCCAGCGTGTTCCGCTGCTCCATCAGACGCTCGCGTTCCATGTTTTGACGCAAGCGAGCTTCAACCCGCTCGACGATATAATCAGGATCGCTGTCATCTGTTGAAGTTGCGGCCTCATACGCCGGTTGAGGCGGCGGCGTGTATTGGCTCCGCATGGCCTGCTCGCGCCAATAGTCGGCTTCGCGCTGGGCCTGCCTTGCCTGCCAGGTCAGTTCATTGAGACGCTTTCCAACGCCTCGCTTAGACTTCTCCGGCTTCTCGCCCGTCTCTTCTGTCGCCTCATCCTGTTCTGCCGCGATAGGTTCGGATTGCTCCGGGGGTGCGCTGGCAGGCGCGGGAGTTGGCGTGGGTTCAAAGGTGGCTTCGTTGTTTTGGTCGGACATTGTGCGCCTTTCAAGCGGCCCAGTTTAGGCGGGCATCCCTCCAACAGGTGCGCCTTGCGGCGGAGACCCGGCGCCTGTTGGGGCGGCGCCAGGAAGCGGGAGACCGAGCTGCATCAAGCGCTCAGTCAAATCAAATTCGATCTTGTTGGCCTCAACCATCGTCTTGCGGGCCTTGGCCTGCTTTTCAGGATCAGGCGGCGGCGCCTGGCCTTGGCCTTGGAAGAGTTTGCGGATCTCCTCCGCCACCTCAGCCGCGTCGGGCCAGTCCATCAATTCCGCAATCCGCGGAAGGATAATCGGCGCCAGCATTGGCGCGGCCTGCATCATATCAAGCAAGCCTTGCGCGGTCTCAGCCCTTTGCGAGGTGAAGCTCGGACCCGTGGCGACGCGGACATCATACCGGCCCCGCTTTAGGTCAATCGGCCCGGCATTGACCGCGATTATTGCGGCTTCCTGCTTCTTTCCAAGAATGCGTACCTGCCGTTCCGTGTCATAGATCTTCGGGATCATATCCACGAGGATGCGCCCGGTTTCCTCAACCGCCGCTAGCAAGCCGTCAATGAATGCATACGTCCCAACATCGGCTTCCTTCTGCCGCGCCAGGATCGCCCGCCCGCTTGTCTCGTTTGAGCGAGCGCCAAGGCTGGCATCATAAATGCCCGTAGTCGCCTTGAGGTCATCGGACGCAAGCGCCGCTTCCTGAAGCATAGCGCCCTCGATCCGAGCAGGCTCCAAGCGCTGCGGCGGTCCACCGGCCTGCGGATCTGGCGTATAGGTCAGGAACGGAGGGTTCCCAGTCGCCATCTGGTACCACTCTTCCTCGCGCCCCTCGATCTGGCGATCTGTGACGAGGAAGGGGGCTTTCGGCGCAAGCGCCAGCTTCTCAACTGAAGCGGAACGCCAATAATTGATCATCCGCTGGCTGTCTTTCGCGAAGCGGATGATGCTGGAGCGAACAACGCGCGGCCCGATCTCCACTTCCTCGCCTGAGACGAAAACGATCGGGATACGATCGCCAAGCCACTCATGCGGACCGGACAGGATTTCCGCGCCGGTCATGATCCACCAGCGCACCTTCTTCCGGCTGACCTTCCGCCGCATAGGCTCGCCGTTCTTATCCACGCGAACGCCAGGCGGGGGCGGGATCTC